GTCTATTGGGCGTCGATCCCTAGAGATTAAATACCCCCTAGGGCCGCCGTCTCGCGATCCGTTTTAGTTTCGCGAGCGCGTCGGAGCCTGTGAATATCTCGCCATCTGTAACCAGAACCGGGAACGCGATCTGACTCAGTTCCTTGTCGCGCTCAATTAACCTGGGGATAATCTCCTCCGCCAGGGCGCGGTCGCCCCCCGATCGGATCTCAATTTTTAATCCGTGGTCGTCGACCAGGGCCTCCCCCGTTTTACAAAAAGAGCACGAGCCGGACGAGTCGACGAACATAACGTCGTCGATAATTTCTTTCTGAGCTCTGTCAAATTTCGGGATCGAATAAGTATTTGTTTCGTATTTAATTTCTAACAGCGTGACGAGTCCGTGGATCGTCCCGACCGTCCGGCCCAGGGCGGAGACCAGCCCCCGGCGTTGAGCGTCTCCCTGTGCTGAGCCTGTCGCCTTGACAAGCCGGACATACTCGTCGGACATCCCGGCCAGTCTCTCCAGGATAGCCTCCCCCGTTATTTCTACTAGTGACATAATGTCGTCCCTCCCTCCCAGGTGAAAAGTTAACCCCCCGCCCCCCAGGTGATTTTGAATTGTCCTGGAGGAAACGAGTCGACCCGGCCCCCGGGTGTTCAATGTTTAGATTTATGTTTATAGTTGAAAGAGGAGTTATAAAGTCAACCGTTGACGATAGCAACTGCAAACCGTCAACCATACGCGCTGACCCTCCCTCCCTCTTTTATATGTACTGACCCTGTCATCGTTTCTAACAGACTTTACATGTACAGTATTTTGATTTTGTAACGCGTCTAACAGCTGGACAAGTGGCGATCTACTGGACAAGTCCGATTTTGTAACGCGTCTAACAACTTGACAATTTAACAAACCGTCGGCCAGGGTGTGTCGGTCAACCGTTGATGATATCAATTACAAACCTCCCGACTGATAATAGAATTAATAAAATGATACAATAAAATAAAAACCTGATTAATGATTCGAGATTTAAATCCATTGTCAGACCCTCCGATCCTCCTCCGAAAATTTCCTTTAAAACTTCCTTTAAAACTTCCTTTAAAACTCCCTCTGGATCTCCCCCGGATCCTCCTCTGGATTTAATCATCGTTCAACTATCGTTCAGAGACTCCCTGGACTGTTTGAGTTTTTCTTTGATCTTATCCGCGGCGCCTGTAATGTCTTTCTCTGAAAACAGGTGACAAAGGATAGTATAAAGATAATTAAACAGCTCCAGGCCCATAACGTATTTGTCCGGCTCGTGGCGCCCAAAAAAGAACGCGTCGACTGTGGCGTGGAACGCGATAACTTGCGGGATAAGGAACTCGTCCGGGGAGAACGAGTCCCGGCCCTGGGCGGCGCCGTTTTTACTCATTATTTCGTTAACAGCGAGCGAGATCTCTTTTGCAACTGCAAAGTTTTCCTCCAGGAGATCCGCGAGCTGTTCGGGTGATTTAACGTCGTATATTCTCATTATTTAACGATCCTCCTCTGGTAGTTTTCTTTTTTCGTTAGTGTTTGTATTTGCATAAGCCCAGCGCTCCTGGCCAGCTTTCCTGTTGTGGCATATCTGGCATAATGATTGATAATTGTCGGGAGCGTCGGCCCCTCCCTGGCGTAATGGGATAATGTGATCCAGAACCGTCGCCGGAGACGTTATCCCGTGGCGGAGACATTCGGCGCATAACGGGTGCGTCGCTAACCAGGCCGCGCGGCGTTTCCTGTGGCCGACCCCGTAACCCCGCCGGGCCGCGGACGGGCGCCGACCGTTCGGGCGCTTGCATTGATCGCAGTAACTCGACCCGGCCGGAGCTATTCGCGAGCATCCGGGCCGGGCGCAGAACTTTTTCGGCTTAGTCGGCATTGTGAAACCTCAGCGTCAGAGTCCGGATCTCGTTATAAGGATCCAGGCCGTCGGCGATGAGATCGACTCCCTGGCCATTGTGGAACCGTTCCCGGAGCGCGTCTATTATCTGGGACGGTTTCGCCCGCATTACGAGACGGTCGAGCTCCGCCGCTTCGTCCATTGTCAGCTTGCGCTTGATGTAAATATGCGAGGCCCTGGAGCTGGCGGCGAACCAGGAAAAGTCGGCCCAGCTGAGCTCGGATCTCCAGAGCCCGTCGGACTCGAACCTGGAGGCGAATTTTTTATCCGTCCTGGTCGCTTTGTTTGTAATGATATTACCCGGGAGCTCCATTTCCCGATATTGAATCGGATAAGCCCAGGCGCCCGACCCGTCCCGGATCTGGCGATCCTTGGGCGGGAATTTAAAATCCGGATCGTCAATATGATAGATCTTAATTGTCCTGTTTTCCTTGTTGTTAATTACTGCCATTGTTTCGACCTCCTCTGGATCATAAAAAAGTTTAACTTTAGATCGGAGCTCCCGGAGCTGGCGCCGGATAAAATCTAAAAATATGCGCTCTATACATTCCCGGGCCGTGGCGTTGAGCGCGGAGTCGATCGCCTCCTGGATAATCGCCTGGTAACTCCGATCGAGTAACTCAAAAATAAATAATTCAGAAATAAACATCGCGCCTCCCTGGTCGGATCCTCGGATCAGATCCTCAGACCAGATCCTCAGACCAGCTCAAAAAAATGAAGCATAACCGCCCCGATCTGGAGGGCGTTAACAAACTTTAAACTCAGATGTTTGTAATCGATGAAAATCTCCTCGTCCTGTTTTACGACCAGGAACTCCCGCTCCTGTGTCGCGGTTTCTCCAGGATCTACCAGGGCCCATATCGAATAATTGACCCCGGCTGCCTGGGCGCTGAGAACCTGGGCGCCTCGTGGGAGCTGAACCGCCCCAGGGACTCCAGGCGATAACTGAATACTAAATTTTGATACTTGCCGCCGTTTTTCTGGCATCGTTTTAAACCTCCGTTCGGTAAAATTGCCGGATATTCGGAAAAACAGCTCCGGGATCCCGGAGAATATCCGGTAAAAAGTGTTGATAATTGCCAGGAACCGGATCAGTCGCTCAATTCTTTTTTCCTGGCCAGCCAGCGCGGAACCCGGATCGTCCCGCTCGTGTCCATTTTGAGATCTGGAGCAATTCCGCATTTGTTATTTAACTCAAAGTCGCAAACTGATAACGGGAACCAGACCTCCTCGTCCGTGTCCTCCAGGATAACCAGAACCGCCTTGTCGGTCTCGTGAACGATCCTGGAGAACCCGAACTCGAGCTCCTCGCCCTCGTGCTCGTCGTATTCGTAAAAATCGACGTCGTCGCCTGACCAGTTCATTAGTCGACCTCCTCCTCGGTTTCGATAACGAGTTTCTTTTTCTTCTTAGCCGCCGCGGTCGCCGCTTTTTTATTTTTAGTAGCGACGCCGTCCTGGATATCTGTAACCGTCGCCGGGGCCCTGGCCGGGGCCCGGATCGGATCGACCTCGATCCCATGGACATTCGTAACCCCGTTTATTTTCCTGTACCAGCGGACGAAATTCCGGGCGCCTCCCCGGTAAATCCTCCCGTTAGTGTCGTCTGACCATTTATTCTTAGTCGGCCAGAAAGTCGCCTTGATCCTCCCGGGAGTCCGGAATAAAACGATAGACCCGTCCCCGGGGATCTCGAACGGTTCAATCCGGGAGCGGTCGACCGCGTCCTGGAGATATTCGAGATTTTTTTCCGCCCGCCTCCAGCGGATCTCGCGGGATTTCTCCCTCATAGCTTTGAATATTTCTGCCAGTTCTGTCATTTAAACGTGTCCTCCTCGATTAATTTCTGAATATCGTTAAAAATCGTCCGGAGCTCCAGCTCCCGGCGCTTGTGAACCGGAACCAGGCCAGGAGCTCCAAACATAACGCGATCCCTGGGCGTTGGATTATTACGGGCCCTGGACAGCGTAACAAGCCGCCTCTGGAGATTTCTCCGCTCCCTGGGGCCCAGGTAGTCGGAGTTTAATTTCCGGCGGATCTCGGCCAGTTTAATGTCGATCTGGTCGCGTGTCATTTCGACCCCGATCCGGATCCGGATCCCGGTTTCGACTTCGGATCCCGTTTCGGCTCCGACCTCGCCTCCCACTTGATAACGTCCTGGGTAATCGACGTCGACTCCGCCGCGTCCCGGATCTCCTGGATAATGTCCGCGTCGATCTCGAGCTCGGCCATTTTCTGAAATGCTTTGATTTTAGAGAACGACGTCGACTTGTGGTCATATCGCGTGAGAACCCCGAGTCCGTCGACTGAGATTATCGTAATGTCATTATTGACCATCAAGGGCCGGAGGATCTCGGCGGCGGTTTCCTTGAGTTCCTTCGCTTCGTCCTCAACTTCTTTTGCCTGGGCGCGGAGCTGGAGCCCGAACTCGAGATCCTTGATTGTTTTCTCGTCCAGATCCCGGACGGCGTTCCCGTCCGCGTCGTAGTAATAAGGATTTAATGTCATTTATTCCGACCCTCCCGTTATATCGTCCAGGTTGATCTCGCCAGACTTGAGCGCGTTTTTGACCGTCTCGACCGCGTCGGACTTCATGGCCGCGGCGCTCTTTTTCATCGCGTCCCGGAACCCGTTAGCGATCCAGCCGCCTATCGGAGCGAATATCAGAACCAGAGTCGACGGTTCGAGGATAATCCCGAACTTTGCGGCGACGGCCAGGGCGACGACGACCAGGACAGCGGTTATTATTCCGCCTTGAGTTTTGCCCCCGTCCATCGCGCGATAAACTTTAATAATTTGTTTGATAATACCTAATTTGTCCATCGTGTAACCTCCTGGTTAAAAGATTAATAAAAAGATTGATATTAGTTTCCTGGTTTATATTCCTTCAAACTATTCCAGCGGTCGCCGACTTTCGGATCAACCGGAGTCGGGAGGCTCAGCTTGACCGCGTTCTCCATCGTTTTAACGATCGCCGGGACTGCCCGGTCGAGTGTCTCCTCCGGGATCTCGAAAATAATATCGTCGTGGATCTGGAGGAGCGGCCAGGCGTTGAATTGACGATAAACCGGGATCAATTGGCCCATGGCGACCTTGATAATTCCTTGCGCTCCTGACTGAACGGGCGCGTTGCAAGCCTCCCGGAGCGCCTCCTCCCGGATCCGTTTATGTGCTGACTTGACTCCTGGAGTTAACCGACGGCGGCCGAACATATCCTTGACGAACCCGAACCGCTTAGCGTGGGATCTGACGGACTCCATCCAGGAGGCGACCCCGGAGTAAACCCGGAACCATTCTTTTATAAAATCCTCGCATTTCTGGAGCGTCCATCCCTGGGCCCCGGCCGCCTCGAGCTGAGTCAATAACCCTTGCCCCGTGATAGCATAAAGAACCCCGAACGAGACCCGTTTTGCCGGATAACGGTGCTGGAGCTCGTCGACCTGGTCGATCGGGATCCCGAACGCCTGGGACGCGGTTATTGAGTGAAAATCCTTGTCGTTTCGGAAAATATCGAGCATCAACTTGTCGCCCGAACAATGCGCGGCGACCCGCATCTCGATCTGAGCGTAATCACATGACATGAGTTTAAACCCTGGCGCGGCCCGGAACGCCCCCCGGATCCGGCGACCCTCCTCCGTCCTGGTCGGGATGTTCATTAAATTAGGATCCTCCATCGCGATTCGACCCGTCGCCGTCCTGGTCAATTTAAACCGCCCTCTGACGCGTCCGTCCCCGTGGGAGGAGCGTTCGACCAGGTTGTCGACATATGTCCCCTTTAACTTTTGATATTCGCGCCAGGAGACGACTTTTCGCGCCGCCGGGTGTGATAATACCTTGAGCGTCTCCTGGGCCGTGTTTTTGACCCTGACGCCCTGGGACTTTAAGAACGCCTTGACCTGGGGAGGACTCGCTGGATTAACCCGGCGCCCGGCGAGCTTGTCGATCTCCGCGTTTAACTCGTCCATCCGGTCGTCGCATAGTTCGCCGATCTCCAGGAGCGGGATCTGGTCGACTAGCATCCCGCGTGTCTGCATGTCGTTAACCATGGGAACCAGGGCGCAGTCGATCCATAAAATTTCCAGGAGCTCCGCGGCGGCGATCTGGGCCCGGAGTAGCGGATAAATCCTAAAAGTGTTGAGCGCGTCCTCGCAAGCATAATCGACCGCCTCGTCCCTGGAGATAAAACTGAGATCCGCCTCCGGCATCGGGCCGAGCCGGGACTCGACGACGTCGGTTCCGTCCATTTTCGACCAGCGGGCCCGGAGATCGACCCCGGGATCCTTGGCGTAATCATTTAACGCCCGTTTTATTTTCTTAGCGATATTCTGAGGGCGCTTGATATGGATCTCCCCGTCCGGTTTGAACCCGATCTCCTCGTCTGGATCCGGATAACTCCCTCCCTGGGCCCGGAGGAGATAATTGAGAGCGAGATCCCGGCTCGCCTCGTCGATCATGTCCTGGTATTTGGTCATTCTCGCCCCGAGGAGTCGATAACTCAGCGGTTTGAGACCTTGCGGGAGATCCCCCAGGAGATAACTCATAATCATTGTGTCGACGAACGCGGCGGGCCGGATCCCCATCGCGGCCAGGATCGGGAGATCCCAGAGGGAATTGTGGAGGATAGTTAAAACCCCGGGAGTCGCGACAAACCCCGCCAGGGACTCGAGACCCCGGGCGTTATCAGCCGCGATCATAAAAGCCGCCGTCCCCTCCAGGGCCCCGGAGACACAAAAGGGAGAACCGTCGGCGAGGGACTCTGTATCAAGGGCGATATATGTCAGATCCCGCTCGACCGCGACCCGGAACGCGGTTTCGATCTCGTCCGGATCTGTTAACTCCCAGAGCGTGATATCCTCCGGATCTATGAACTCCCCGCTCCGGCTCCAGACTTTTTTCGGATCGTCCTCCCCGTCTCCTCTGACCGCCCTGGCGAGGGACTCGTAATCCTGGAAAATAATCGACATTCTCCGCGTGTCGTGGAGTCCGAGCGCCGGGTGGTAACACGGGACGACGGTCGCGGACTTGACGTCTCTCTGGCCCAGGAGGAGATCGATCTGATAATGGAGCCCGTGAGTCATTTCCATTGTGGGATCAAAGTCCAGCTCGAGAAATAAAAAATGTCTCGTCGCGGCCGCTCCCAGGGCCCCGATGATATCGGGACGCGCCAGGGTGATTTCCTCCTCCAGCCAGCCAGAGCATCGGAATTTCTCCTCCGGCGTCGGATCCCGGTTCGACGGCGGCCAGCATTTGACCGTATTTGTAACAAAGAACGCGTCGCGACTGAGCCCGGCCCGTGTTAGATAGCTGTTGAGCTCGACCCCGGCGTCGCCCGTGAACGGGAGCCCGGAGATCTTAGCCTCGTGGCGCCCCGGGGCCTCCCCGACCAGGAGGAGACCCGTCCCGAGCTTGCCGGATCCCGGGACGACGGGACGACCCCGGAGCGGACATTCGCGACAATGGATAATCCGGCGCTTTGCCAGTTCCCGTCGCTTGTCCTCCCCGGAGATCTCGGGATCTGATAACATCTGGGGATAATCATTCATTGTGACTAGTACCTCCTCGTGTCAAGCCCCATCCGGTCAATTTTCCTATCGAGAATACTCCGGCCCGCTCCGACAAATGCGACCGCTTTTGCTGTCCGGGACTCTATTTGACTAATTAACCCGGTGACTGAGTCCGGGAGATCCTTATATTTACGAACCTTGGCGACCCTGGGATCCAGGAGCTCCGCCGAGCTCAGATAAAGCAGATCCGGATCGCAGACCTGGATAAATTTCTGGATCCTGTCGAACGAAAAGTCGAACGCGATCTCCTGGGGATCCTCCGAGTCGTGAGACGCCGGGACGGTTCCCAGGATCTCGGAGTCCGCGTAGAGATCCGACGGGAGGGACTCGAACCCGCGCCAGCGGATCGTCGGTTCAAATACTCCGTAGACGTGGCCTAAATACCTCTGTGGGAGCCCGAGCTCCGCCATGGCCGCGAGCGGATTAACTGGCTTGTGATATCTTGTCGGCTCCTCCGCTCCCCGGATCCCGACGCCGTGGATCGAGCATCGGTCGAAACCGCCGTAAACCTCGCAAAGAATCGTCGCCCCGGACTTGAGCGCGTCCAGGAGGAGATCCCTAACGTCCGGTTTGACCAGGCGGAGATCGTTTTTCAAAATGTCGTGACTCCCGGCGCTGGCCGCCTGGGGACGTCCGTTGATATCCTCGACGACTAACGCCTGGGCGTCGACCGCGCAACATTCCGGCGACATCTCCGCGAGATCCTCCTGGAGATCCTCCAGGGAGATCGTCGACCCGGGCCCGAAAAACGCGACGGCGAATGTGTGCCCGTGAATACTGACCGGGATCTGGCGCGTCCTGACTGTTTTCCCGTTCGCGATCGCGGAGTGCTCCGGCCATGGAAAAGTCGCTGAGTAAGCGGTAACGACATCGAGCTGGTATTTGCTGACCAGGTAAGCCGCCGCGTCCCCGACTCCCTCGTGTCCCGCCTGGGCGCCCATTATGAAATTAACTTTTTTCCTTAACATTGATAGTGTCCTCCTCTGAATAAGGTAAATAAACCATTGAATCTGTTTGTTTGTTTGTTAAAAATACCAGATCCTCGTCCGTGAGCTCTGGAAACATCGCCTCGAGATCCTCTAACATTGACATTTTTCAAACCTCCCTTTTAAATTTGCTGGTAATTATTGTAAATGTGAATATAGACGACTCTCCCGTGTTCTGTTAATAATCAATATTTCCCGGTGCCGGCTCCAGCTGGCCAGGTTGACCCTGGAGCTGACCGGATTTATTCAAATATGTTAATAAAAAACTCAGTCTCCCCGGAGTGCCCCGACGACCCGGCCCGCGAGTGTTTTTCCTATTCCCGGGATCTCCAGCCAGTCCGCGGACTGACTCAGCGCCAGCTCGACGGGAGTTTTAAACCTCCTGGAGACGGCCCTGGCCTTTTTCCATCCGATCCCGGGGAGTTCCTTCGCGATCCGTTCGACGAGATTTGGTTTCCGGAGAACCGCGACCGTCGGCTCCTGTGCCAGGTGCGCCCGGTGCTCGTCGAACTCTTTAGACGTGAACCAGCGGTAAATACTAAGCACGAGCGCGACGGTCTCTTTTTCGTCCGCGGTTTGTCGAACCTGGAGCCCGGCGACCAGGGAGAACGTGTTTAAAATCCCGTCTAGTTCCTTGTGCATAAATTGACGGGATCCCAGGGCGAGCGGCTCCCAGCGCCGGGATCTCGGAACCTCCAGGAGACCCGTTGAGTAGTTCCGGCGCCAGATCCCCTCGATTATTAAAAATCTCGCCTGGTAGTCGTCCAGCATTTTAGGCAACTGGCCGGACGTGAACCGCCCGAGATCTCCCAGGAGATCCCGGATCTTTTTCCGTTCAATTCCGACTAGCCAGGACTCGCCCCCGGGCCCGTTCCCGACGAAACAAAAGTCGGCGGAGTCCAGAGTCGCGAGCTGGGCGGTTCCGTTTTTAAAATACTTTGCGAGTTCCCCGGATCCGATTCGGTCGTCAATTAATATCATTCCTGGGCCTCCGCTCTATCGATCAACTGTTTAACATAAGCCCGGACGTCGTCGACGAACTTGTCCTTATCTATATTGTCCGGGATATATAACGCGATTTCTCGTTCCTGGATAGCCGCGACAATGCAATCAAAAGCAATCTTGCGGATTAATAATTCATAATCGAAATTATTCATTAATACCAGTCCTCCTCGTCGCTGTCCGGGAGAACCATTAACGCCAGAGTCGGGAATGTGCAGAGCGGGCCCTCGAGGACTTCGTTATTAATCTCCGGCGTCTGTCTGCAATCCCTTATCAGCGCGGAGAACTCCGTCCGCTCCGTCTCGGAGTTATAGTCCCTAAACATCTGGAGGTTAACTTGTGTCAAAAAGGGAGTGTCCGCGAACCCCGCCTGGACATAATTCCCGGTTCTGTCATTATTGACATACTCCGCCTTCATTTTATGGATCAAGATAATGTTTTTCCCGCAGTCGTAACCGTCCCGGATCATCCGCCTATAAGTAGCATTGACGGGCCCGTATAGGTGCGGCATAACTTGATCGAGTTTTCCAAATTCTGAGATCCGGAGGAGCTCCCAAGCCTCCGTCGCTGTATCAATGATAAACGTCCGGATCTCCGGGACGCGCATTATCGAGCGATAATCCGACTCGAAGCGTTCCCATTCCGACTCTGGATCCTCGGATCCAGGATCATAATTACTGATATAGATTTCCTTGTCGTCGATAAATTTCCCGACGACTCCCTCGGTTCCGATATCGAAATTAAAAAAAGCGATCGGGCCTGGTGCTGTCAATGAAAAATGCGTCTTGCCGCATTTCTCCCGGGCGCATAGTCCGACGACGAGCCGGGATCTGACCTCCCCGGTCGCCAGCTCAAACGAGCTCGGCAATTTAATTTTTGTCATTTGTTCTGACCTCCTCTGGCCCCGGGGCCCTGGACTCGAGATCGTTCTCCCTGGAGGTTCCGTTCTCCGCCTCCGTCTCTAGCATTTTGCAGAGCTCGAACTCGTCGACCAGCTCCCGGCCGTCGTAATTGTAAATATTAATGAGTCCCCGGATCCCTAACAGTCGGATAAATCCCGGGCCGCTCCTGGAGAACCGGGACTCCGCCTCCTCCAGGGTGATTAATTTTTTATAATTATTCAATGTGTCGACCTCCTCGTCTCAATAACTCGTCTCAATAAACCGTCTCAATAACTTGTCAATCTGTTGTTATTCGATCCAGCCGCGGCGCCGCGCTTCTTTTTTAATCATTTTCCAATTACTCCGGAGCTCCGGCTCCGTGAACGTCAATTCATATGCGCGATATTGGGGCCCGGATCCCTTGTAGTTTCCGTTCAGATAAAGAACACGTAAAATACAAGTGTCCATCCCGCCGCCGATCATCCACAAGTAACTTTTAATCTGTGTGAGCCAGCGCCAGTTATCCTCGACTCTATTGTTTGAACTTTTCCAGGTGGCTTTAAACTCCTCGAGCGTCCATGGATCCGTCTCGAACCGGATCCCGTCCGGGGATCCCAGGATCCCGTCGAGCTCGACCTCTGAGTCCAGGCGCTCGGCCATACTGTCGGACATCGCGTAGCTGAGCGCCTCCTCGAATAAAAACCCCGTGTCCATGCAAATAGTGTCTCCCTCGCCCCAGCTCCGAGCTGGGCGCTTAATTTTAAAAACCTCCTCCTCCAGGGAGTCGAGCACGTCGGACAAGTGGAGACCCGGCGCCCGGTTCATTCCCGAGTGACTCTGGAGGATCAATTCAGTTTCAATAACTTTTATTTCCATTAGCTGGAGTTCCCTCCGATCGGAGCGGAGATCCCAGCGCCTCTGTCATTAATACCAGGCCCCAGGACTCCGCTCCTCCTCTGGTTAAATTATTCCGGGAGTGCCAGGAACCCGTCGTCGTAATCAAAAAACGTCTGGGACTCCAGGAACTCGTCGCTGGTAGCGTGGGACGCGATCTCGTTCCTTGCCGGGTGATCCTTGATAATTTTAAACATGGCCGGAGCCAGGCGCCGGACTGAGATCCTGTTATCCTTG